TGTCTTCTGCATCATTTTCATTGGGATAAAACTGGTTATTATCTACGTTGTACCCTAATCTCTTGTCATCCATAAGAACCCAATTACCAGTAGCATCTACTGTAACTGTGCTTTCTGTACCTACATTAGCATTAAATTCTCTATAGTACATTGTACTATCTAAATACTCTTGTGGTCTTATTATATACCATATACCATCCCATTGATAAATATGAGCGTTAAAAGGTTTTAATATTTCTTCTATTACTTGGTTACAAAAAAAGGCGGTTATTTCAGTACTACTACCATCATCTTCTTTTACTTCTTTATATACATCAGCACTTACATATATTTGATTTAACATTGAATCTGTTGTGGTACTATTTATTGAATCTTCATAGATATTAACAAACTCTCTAATCTTTAATGGGCTTGGTAGTTTATTTAGTGCTAATCTTAATACCTCTATTATAGTCTTTTGTCCTACATATATAGGTGTTAAACTCCAATCTATAGTACTTGCTGCTGCTTCTGCTGTTGTCACTTTTAACCTTACATAATCAGTTCCATAATCTGCTGTTGCTAATTCAAATCCAGAACCTTGTATAGTTCTATCTGTATTAGTCCATACTATATCATCTACACTTCTTTGTAATGTTACTATATGATTTGTTTGATCTCCTGTATTAGCATCTATCTTAACTCTTACACCATTACTAGCACCGTCTAATTTTAATGATGCACTTACTGTAGCAGTATCATTAGCATCTACTCCTGTTTCAGATACCTCACCACTATCATCTTGCCATCTAACGTGCTTTAAATGACTTAATCCATCTGTAAACTCTATACTAGATGTGTATGGTGGTTGGTCGTATGGTTCTGTATATATTTCACTTTGATTATATCCTACAAATTTAGTAACAGGTGCTCCATTAGGGTCTGCAATTAATTCTACTTTATAATCACCCCACCCTGCCTCTCTAAACTCCTTAAATTGTCCTTCTGTTTGGTTTTCTATTCCTATTGATAAAGTAGTCCCTTGTACATTCTCTAACAAACCACCATCTCTACTCATAGTAATAGAGCCTCTAGTACAAGTTATTTCACTATCTGAACCTACATAACCTTCCTTATATATTTTAATAAGATACTCATCAGTAGGTGATGATGCTGTTAATTGTTTGAAAGGGTGTGTATAAATTAATCCGTATGCCATCTATGAGCTAAATTTCTTGTTTTTATTCTCTCTATTTAGTATTCCTACTAATGAATTACCTTCTATTCTAAATGTAACTTCACCACCTCCACCTCCATTAGGGTCTATAAATTGTTTTAACTTATCTAAAGGAGCTATTACTTCGGGATTACTCATTGTAGTCCCTCTACCTTCTCCTACTAATCCCATTGTTGCACCTGTTACAAGTCCACCATTTGCAAATCCTGTGGCTTGGTCTGATAGTAAACTATTCATAGCAGCACCTACAGCAACTAAACCAATTCCAGCAGCTATAGCAACTCCAGGATTAGCGAATAGTGTTTTTAATGATTGTTTTGCTAATAATGCTGCTGTACCTAATGCTATCATTTGTTGTCCTATACCCTCTATCACACTAGCTATTTGACTTAAAAATGCTTGCCCTATTGAAGCTACATCTCCTCCAGCTAATGCTGTACCTAACGCAGCACCCATAGTAGAAAAACCAGCTATTACTCCATCTTGAATCCCTCCACTTATAATACCACCCATACCTCGACCCATCTCAGCCATTACCTCATTTTTAGCTTTTAATTGCTCCATTGCTGGATCGGCATCTAATTCTGGTATAACATTAATTTCAAAATCTAAATCACTTAATTCATTAGCTAAATCTTCTGCTGCTGTGGTATCTATTTCAAAACCACTAAAGTCCATATCTTCTATTTCTTCAAACTTAGCTTCTGCTTTCTCTACATCTTTTAATAGTTTCTTAAATGCGTTTGCTCTTACTTTAGCGTACTCTTTAGCTTTTGCTGAAGCAGCAGCTAGTGATTCTGTTTCTGCTAATAGTTTTTCATTTAATGCTGTATCTTTTTTTGCCTCTTCATTTGCTGCTCTTTCTTCTGCTGTTAACTGCTTAAACCCACCAGCCAACATTTCAACACCTTTCTGAAATCTAGCAGCAGATATTTGTCCGTTATTAAAACGCTTTACTAATTCATCTAATGCTGCTTGGCTATTTTGACCTGCTTTAACAAACTCTTCTTGGCTTAACACCATTTTACCGTTAGCCGTTTCTATAGTTTTTGCAGTATCATCTATTACTCCAATATGCTTTGCCCAAGCATTAGACATACCATCTATATCATCATTGTTTAAGGCGGTTAACATTTGAGTATATGTAGTAGTCATTTGAGTTAAACCCCTAACTACTTCACTTATTACTCCTGTACCATCTTCTAAACTTAATACAAATCCTTCCCAAGCAGATTTAGCTTTAGTGGTATCTCCAGCTACATTATCTAGCATTGTTTGTGCCATCAATTTAGCTGCTCCATTAGCATCATTTAACTTAGCTTCAAACTCACCTAAACTAACTCCACTTTCTGCTAATATAACACCAGCAGTCGCCCCCCTTTTACCAAATAATTCTAATGCTACAGCATTTTTATTTGTAGAGGTATTAATCTTAGCCATTGCCTCATCATAAGTAAGACCTGTTTTTGCTAATTCTAAAAATACATTTCTTAATGCTGTACCACTTGAACTAGCATCTAATCCTCTATCACTTAACGTACCTAATAAAGCTGTTGTTCTCTCAAATGATACCCCTGCTGCTGATGCGGTAGCACCCACAATAGGCATAGCCGTTGCTAATTTTTCAAAATCTAATGCTGAACTAGCTGCTGCTTCAGCCATTACATCATTTACTCTCGATGCTTCTCTAGCATCTAATGAATATTGTTTTAGTATTGCACCTGTTAAGGCTGCTTGTTCTCCTAATTCACTACCTAATGCTGCTGCTCCATCTAAGGTTGCAGCCGTCATATCTAGTATTTGATTTGTTGGAAATCCTAATTTAGCAAATTCTGTTTGTAATTCTGTTACTTGTGAGGCTGTAAATGCAGTACTAGCACCTAATGCTTTTGCTTGATTAGACATAGACTCCATCTCTGAAGCAGATGCTCTAGTAATTGCTTGTAGTTTACTATTAGCCTTTTCAAAATCTGTAACTATTCTAATAGCATCCGTTAAAGCAGCACCCACAGCAGCTACAGCAGCAAGTCCAATAGTAAAAGGATTAAACATACCTTTTAAACCAGCCATCCCTTTTTGGAATCCTGTTAACTGTCCTTTAGCTCTGTTTATTCCCTTTTGAAAATTAGCCGTCTTTAGTCCTAAACTTACCCAAATACTACCACTACTAGCCATATCTTAATTTATTAATTCTATATTACCATTCTTATCTCTATACCCTCTTAACTTTCCATTAGTTATTACAGGGTCTTTCTTATTGAAGTAAGCTATCATATCTTCTTTTGTTATCTCTAACTTCTTAACCTCGTCACAACTTAATCTATATAAATCAGTCGGTTTAATGTTTTTCTTTACTTGCATATTCATTAGTAAAGATGTATTCATTCGGTTACAAATAAGGGTTTCCAAATGCAAACGCTCTTCATATTCACGCTTCATCTGAAAACCCCTACTTTTTAAGATTATGTCTCTCGGTTGTGAATCCCAAAATTCGGAAGGTGTTAAACCTAGAACCCCTGTTGCATTTATTTGAAACTCCTCCCAATCCCATTCTTTATCATCTCCTTTAGAATCTACTTTTTTTTTATATCTAATCCAAATGCCTTGTTAATTTCAGTTAATACTTCTTTAACTGGTTCTATGTATTGACTAAGTAATATAGTGTCTAAAAACTCATCATAAGTTATTTCATCCTTTATACTATGCCAAATAATTAGTCCCATTTGAACAGTTGAAAAATTAGCTACATCTCCTAAGATACTAGATATTGATCTCTCTCCGTGAAGCTCACCAGTTCCAAAGGCTTCTTCAATATCCTTTATTACTCTATTGGTGATTTTAATAGTAAATTCCTTTTCTCCGATTTTCATCTATAATTGTTTTGTTGGTTACGTTAATGAAATGTAAGCTAATGCTCCTGTTCCAGTTAAACTAAAAGAGAATGTAGCACTTTCTTCAACTCCAGCAGATGCTCCTAATGAAGTCACATAAGCAGTACCTTGTTGATAACTTACTCCACTTGTTGCTGATGTCCATCTTACACTTACTTGTGTTCTAGCGTTCATTACTCCTACTAATTCATCATATCCATATGTTGCTGATGGATCAACGAATCCTTCGCCACTCATATCCCAAGATTTTAATCCTTCTAAACTTTCAGAATTACCTTGTGAATCTTTACAAGTCGCATCTCTAACACTCATTTCTTGATTTACTTCTGCTGATGTAGCACAAGCTACCTTAACTCCACCGATGTATATTGCGATGTCTGTTGCATTTGTTATTGCCATTTTTTCTATTTTTTGTATTAGGCATCTTCACCTAATTGATTAATGTAAAATTACTTATTTTTATTGTTTTTCTTCTTCTTTTCTGGTTGTATCTTTTCTGCTACTTTTTCAGCTAACATATCTACTCTATCCTCATCTGCTTTTTCTTCCATTGCCACCTGTTCTGCTATCTGTTTTTCTTTTGCTTTAGTAACTCGTTTCTTATATGTTACTGTTACATCTGTAGCTATACCATTATCTATTAATTCTTGCCCATTACCATCTGTAACTTCTACATTAGTTCCTTTTGGTACTACCTTAGTTACAAATATGTGGTCTTTTATTAGTTGTACTATCATAATTATATTTTTATTTTTCTATTCTTGCTCTATATTGTTGTATCTTCATAAATACTCTATCCTCATCTGCATATCCACTATCTTCTCCTGTAAATTGTATAGACTGTACTACAATAGTTTCTACTGTACCTCCAAATCTATCTAATACCGTTCTTACTTTAGTTGATAAATCCTCTAAATCTGAAGGAGTTTTACTATACATCTCTATATTAAATAAAACCGTATCTAATGTACTTGCTCCATCCTTACAATCTGTAGGCTCTACTCCTGTCTGCTCATATACTATGTAATCATACTTAATGTTTTCTATAGCTAGATAAGGATATATTTTAGTACCTACAATAGCAGACACATCTCCATCATTACTTAACTTACTATATATTACATCATTAATACTCTTAGCCATTACCCTAGTTTATTTATTTCTAATTGTCCAAATGCTGCTATCTTCTTAGCTAAACTACTTCCTACTTTATTCTTAAAATTAGACTCACTAGCTTTAACACCTTTAGTTAAAAAGTTATTACCTCCTGTATATCCAAATGCGTTTGCTCTATGTTTTTCTAATACTTGTTTTGCAAAGAAACCATCAGCCGTTGCAGATGCTCCACCCTTCTTAGTTTGAAACCATACACCAGCTAAAAATGTGCTTCTATCTACATTTACTTTCTTTCTTAATCCACTTTTTAAAGACCTTTTTAATTGTCCTTTAGTTACATTTCTAGATGAGGTTTTAAACCCTGTTGTGTCTTTTTCAGCTACAGGAGTAACCCTAGCTATACCTTTTTTTACTTGTGTTGCTCCAGCACTTAATGAACTATTTACTATTGTAGATGCCTTAGATTGTTTAATATTACCAATCCTAGTTAATGCTCTATCTAATGCAGCACCACCTCCAAAATGTACGTGTATTCCATCTTTAGCCATTACGTCTGTTGTAATAAAGTTGTAAATATCATTAATCCATCTTGCCTTCCTAACTCCTTAATATCTTCTATCTTATACCACTCACTATTCCATTTGATTCTCATTTGATTAGTTACCGTTGGATGGTATCTAGTTCTAAATTTAACCATTCTACTTGTTGATCTATCATTATTATCTGTTGACTCCTTACCATCTTCGTGTACTTTCATAGCCCAACAAGATAAATGAGTACTCCAAGTTAAAACACCAAAACCATCAGTACCTCTATTTGAAGATACTGATTGTATAACTATCCTTCTGTCGAGTCTGCCGCCTATCATCTTATAAATCTAATATACTATCTATTTGTTTTGTACTTAATCCTTTTACTGCTGTGTCAAAACTAACTTCTTCAGTAAAGGGCAATTCTTTATAATTCCAAATATTAATATCACTCTTAATATCGTAAATCGTATTGTATGGGTTTTCTATTTCAGTCATTGAGTGTCTTAAAAACTTTCTCATACTATTAGAGTCAAAACCACAATCTATATCTGTATCATACATTTGCTTAACTCCTTCTATTAAGTCTCTTCTAATACATCTACCAGCTCCAATCATTACTTTATAATCAAACCTTTTAGCAACCTTTTCAACACTATCTACAAATGTTAATCTAGTACTTCCAAAGAACTTTTCACTCCTTTTAAGATGAGGTTCGTAAATATCAAATAGTTCTCTTGTTACTATATCATCACTCCCCATATTCATTAAGTAATCATATTTATATCTTAATGACTCCTTAACTCCTACATTCATTTTAGCTCCTAAATTATCATTACTTGCTTCAACGTATTTAAAACCAAACTCAATAGCTGCTACTTTAGCCCATTGTTCACTAACTACACAAAGAACATCTAAATTAATATCTTTCTTTAACTCTCTTAGATTGTCTAAACATATTCGAGTTATCTTTTCCCTTTTCCATATAGGTAATAATATGAGTATCTTTTTATCCAAAATGATTAACTCTATAAAATCCTAATATATCTCTTACTTGTCGAGGCATTGGTATTTGATTAACAAAACCACCTACAGGTACAACTACACCCTCTCTATTTTCATAAAAATTACTAATCATTATAAAGATAGCTTGTTTAATATCATCTGGTACAGCACTTGCTACACCATATCCACATACATAAGTTATCTTAATAGGATTAATAGTACTAGAACTAATTGCCGGAAAACCAGCCGTAACTCCCTCATAAACCGTTGCAGTATCAGCTAATAAATCTACTTGATAATTAGATGTTGATAGTGTTTGTTCTGCTTCTGCAGTATCTACATAGGTTATACTTGTAACACTCTGAACTTTATTAACTGCTAAATCTATATAAGCACCAAAACTACTTTCATTTTGTTGCCAAGTTTGAGTAATAAAAACTCTATTACAATACTTCTCACATAACTTTCTAGATACCTTTATTAAATGAGTTATATAATCATCATCAAATGACTCTCCCTCATTCCTTAAATGCTCTCTAACTTCTGCTACTGAAACTGGTTCAACCGATGGCTCTACAGTTATATTATAACTCATCTTATTTTTTCTTTTTACTTAGTCTTTTGTTTTCTGCTTTTAATCTAGCTACTTCTGCTTTTAATTCTACAACCTCTCCAGATTCTACAAATAAGTTAGCCGTTCCTTGTGCTATTAATCTATTAGCCTTGTCTCTTGGAAACTCTATAACTTCTCCTACTGAATAAGATTCAGTTACTCCAGCCATTGCTTCATTTAATTGTACTTTTACTAATTCCATCTCTTTATTTTTATTGGTTAAAAAAAGGGACTAGCCAACTGACTAGCCCCTCCTAAACTTAAACTAAACTATATACTATGTTACGATTTGTCTCATATATTTAACTGCTTCTGTATTCATTAAACGAGAATCTGTCCTCATAAATCCTACAAATACAACTTGGTCTGTTTCCATATAAACCTCATCAGAACGCTTAATAGCCATTCCAGCTACATCTCTAATGATAAACTTACTGAAGTCACCATATAACCAAGAACGAGTGTTATCAGCCATATCATCTAAATCTTGATTGATTGTATAACGTTGTCCATCAATAGTTGCTGGAGCAGAACCTATAATACCTGCTTGCCAAATTGATTGGTTTGCTGTTGTCATAGATAATTTCTTAATAACATTTAAAGAGTTATCATTCATCATCCAAGTTGCATTAGCTCTGTAAGCAGGATCAACACTAGATTTTAAATCTAACAATTCACTAAAAGTAGTAGTAGTAGATGCAGCACTTAGTTTACCTTGTGTTGCTCCATTAATAATACCTTGTGGTTGTGAACTTCCTGTTCCAAATCCTCCTGTACCTGTGTAATACTCATTAGTAGCTCTTGCTAATCTAATACCTAATTGTTCTGTTACGTGTGCTTGAATATCAAATGCTGAATCTTGAATTAACTCATTAGGTACTCTAATTGAGTTAGAAGAAAATTTGTAAGCATTTAACTGCTTAGTACCAAATGTTAAATCTTGCTCACTTGCTTTAGTGTTAATAGCAATTAATACCCCTTTGTTTCCTGTATCATCATCAGTAGGAAAGTCAATGTTATTTCCAGAACCAGTTGGTAAAATACGAGATACTTCTCTCATACCTCCAAATGAAAGTAAAGAAACTATAATCTCATTACTTAAATCTGTTGGGATTAAATAACCACCACCAGTAGTTGTTACTGTTTGAGCTCTAGCAGCATCTACTAAAAGACTTTTTTCATCTGCTTTTAACCCTGCATTACCACCTCTTAAAAAGTTAGCATAAGCATCGTTATATGCTTTCTTTTGATCTTCTATTTGTCCTACATCTAAGTTGCTTCTTTCAGCAATCTCTTCTGTGTTCTCTACAGCTTTTGCTTGGTTCTTATTTAGACCATCTAAATCAGCTATCCTCTTTTCTAATGTAGTGTCTTTTGCTGCTAACTCATCAAACTTAGCTTCTTCTTCAGTAGTCCACTCTCTTTTTTCTTCAGAAACTATCTTACCTAGTCTCTGCATCTCATCATTAATTTGACCTCTCTCATCAGTCAAATGTTTTGTATTGTGTTTCATCTTATTTGTTTTAGTGTGAGGCTTCTTTACCTCATTATTAATTAATTGTGTACCCTATTACTTAATAGAGTGATTTAATGTTTACTCATTTTAATGCCTTATTTATTTTCAAAGTTAGACATTTTAATCTTTGTTCTTTAAGTTTCTCTGTGTTTTCTTTTTCTTCAATTAATTCTGTGATTGAATCGTCTAAACTTCTAAAGTTATCTTCTACCTCTATTTCATTTCCTTCATCTAAAGAACGACCTATACCGATTGTTTGGTCTGCTGGTACTCCTACTATAGATATTTCATAAGGCATCCAGTCCTTACTTCTATATACAGGCTCTTCTCCTTCTTCTTCAGACTCTAGTGTTAGGTTTTTTATTTGATAACCAAAAGATACATTTTGTCTAATACCATCTTGAATGTCATTAAATATCTCTTGTCCTCTTACACTAGATGAAAATTTAACCTTTGCAACACCTCTACCATCTTTTAGCCCTGCTTCTAACACTACTCCTATTTGTCCATCTTTATGATCTTCTAATATTGGAGCTCCATTTCTAAGCCTTGAAAAATCTATACTCGATTCTTTATGGTCTAATATCTCTTGTCCAAACCATCTTAATACAGGCTCTTCACTTGAAAAAGATAGCTCTACTGTTCTATCTTCTATATCTATATGTCCACTTTTTATATTAAAGTTTCTATGTCCGTTTTCTATTTTTGCTGTTTTCATAATTCCTAAGTTAATTGTGTTTCATCTTCTTTCTCCTCTCCCTTCTCTTCTGGTTGATTAGTTCCATCTACTATTGGAGCTGTATTTGTTTGCATCCACGTAGAGTCTAATCCCTCTAAAGGCTCAAATCCCTCTAACATTCTTGCCTCATTTAATGTCATAAACCCATTTTGTATTCCTACCTTATGAGCATTGTATCTTGTTTCTATATCTCCTCTTAATAGTCCTTCTAAGTTAAACTTCACATAAGTGTTTCCTTTCTCTTGCTCTCTGAATAACTTTCTATCTATCTCTTGTTCTATATTTTTAACGAGTGGTAAAATAGAATGTTTCACTAAGTTTAAATCTTGAGCTCCTATATTAGTAAAAGTTGCGTGACTTAAATCTCCTATCATATGAGGTGGTAATTTCATCCATCTTGCTTGATCTTCTATGCTAAATCTTTTTGTTTCTAAGAATTGTGCTGCATCTTGTGGTATAGATAATTGAGTGTATTTTAACCCTTGTTCTAGTATAGCAGTTTTATTACTGTTATTTACTCCACTATGTACCTTATCCCAACTTGATTTAATGTTAGTATAACTTGGAGCGTCTAATACTGCATCTGTAGAAAGTACTCCACTAGGATTAGCTCCATTTTCATAGAACTTATTACCAAATATTTCTGTAGCTTTTGCACCACCTAAACAATCAGCAGCATAATCTAATACACTTTTACCTACTATGTTATTACCTAGTCCTCTAAAATGTAGCATCTCTGATTGGTCAACCCTCATCTTAGTTCCATCATCTAATACTATATGATATATTACAACACCTCTATCTATTACTATATTAACTACGTTGTTAGGATGGATGGGCATTATTGCTTTAGGTCTAAAACCTCCACCTTTTTCAAACTCTATAATATTATAAGAGTTACCCCATAAAAGTATATAAGGAATTACAATACTTCTCCATACATAAGAAGTCATTAAAGTATTTGGTTCTAAAGAAAGTAGTTTATAGTTTGAATGTGTTACACTCTTTGTTCTAGTCCCTGTTGTTTCTGTGTATATATCTATAGGTAGTGAACTAATAGCATCAGAATAAACTCTAACACCTGCATATATGCCACTTAATGACATTGCATTATCTTGATTAATTACTACACCACTTGAAGATATGTTTGTAGAGAATACGTCCCAATTACCGCTTAAAAAATCTTTAGAAAAATCTCGTACTGATTTTAAGTTACGACCTATATCAATGTTAGTAAATGGTATTCGCATATTTGAGGGCTATATAACTTTATATAGTTTTT